GAACTTCTGAAACTGTTTTGACCGCCTACGGATATTCCGTGACCTGCCATATTTCCCTGAATTGAGGGATCAACGGTTGTGCTGTCTTGGTTTGTGGCTGATGTCTGAAGTACTTCGGAGATTTGGACGGGTTGCTTTCCACCGCCGAGAAATACAGGGCGCTGTGCTGTATAGTCTGAAACCCTTACACCGAAGTGCGAGAGTATTGACTCGATATAACGAGAACCTGCTCTGGCATTTTTTTCAAGCCATTCTTGGAGCCTTACAGCTCTACGCAGTTCTTCGATTGTTACTGATACGCCCTCTTCCTCAAGGTTCTCAACACGGAGAAAATTTCCGGTTGGCGGTGTTTCCTGTAAAGCGGCGCCACCTTCTAAGGCTGTCCCTGCTTCGAGATTGGTTCCTTGGGGAGGTGCTGAACCGTCATTTTCATAAAGGACGGACACTGGTTTGTAGTTAAAGTCAACTGGGATACCAACTGGATCGCCTTTTTGCGCCCACGGAAGAGAGGAAGTAAAATAATCCTTTTCCCAGTTGCGTTGCTTGATTTGTAGAAGTATATCGGCTTCGCCGTTGTCGATTGTATCCCCGTGGGAGAAGTCGACCTTCGCTTGAAGATTCTGGTCACGATAGTATTCATTATAGATTTCTTGATATGCTCTGAAAGGTAGAGCGTTAATATATGTTTGATCAGTCACTGGGGTGTTCGGAATTGTTGGGCATCCAAGATAGTCAGCAAGCTGTCCTTCGATGAAACGTGTACGAGTGGCATCATTGACCGGGATGCGTGGAACCTGTGCTGAGTTCTGTCCATCCTCACCACCAGTTATAAAGTCTTTCCATCCATCCCAAATAATTCGGTTTGGAACGTAGAAGTAATGAGTGTAGAGGTTCATGCGATGCATGACCGGAGAGATTAGAGGTGAAAACCTCATGAGAATCTCACTTTTGACCTCAAAGCGGTCGCCGGGAATTACCTCTTCGATATAAAATGGTGTGAGAGCCGACATTTTGACTGATTGCTTGACCTCATGTGAGAGGTTAAAGGCTGATCGACCAGGCCTTCTGGTCATTGTTCTTTGAAAGTTACTCATAATGCTGTTCTTTTTTTGGTGTTTAATTTATGATTGATTTTTGAACGTTGTTCATTGTCGTAGTCAATGTGTTGTTGAGCTGTCCAGTCTTTCGACATCTCCCTATAATCATTGATTTGTTCTTGCTCATACAACTGTGCATCGCGCTTACGCTTCTGCTTATACTGCTTTAGTTTAGTCTGCCTTGCGGCATCTTCTGGATCATGAATCTTATTCATGTAATAGCTTGGCAATCGAGCGCTGTATTTTTTGTTGACCGACATCATTGATTGAAAACGGGAGTGATACTCCTTAGTCTGGTCATTGACATAGTTAGCGCCTAAACCTTTGCTCATAATGTGGAAGGGATCGGTTAACTCCAGTTCCTTCATATTGCGAGTATCTATTTTTGTTATGTACTTGGTGCAATAAAGGATACTGGCGGCTGTTACAGTACCAATATATACGTGTCCGTTGTTCCATATGTTCCTGAGATTTTTGAGTACCTCTAAAGGTACGTTGAATACAATTGCGTGATAATGAGGACGGGAAGTGGTTTCGCCATATTCCCCCACCGCATAATAGCGGATTTTAGGGAATCTCATTTCTTCGTTGAAACCTATTCCAGCGAGTATTGATTTCTCTAGAGTGTCGGTTGATTTGCGCAAGCGCTTGAAGAAGTCTTGCATGTCCTTTTTGATTAGTACTCCATGACCGAGGTCATTACGTGTGATTGTGTCGTCGGCATAGGTGAATGTAAGGAAGTGTGCTGATTCGGCTATTTTGAATTCCGAATCTATACGGAAGCGCCAGTCTTGAGCTGTGTTGACTTTGCAGGGCATACAGGAACCACAGGGAACAGTAATTAGTTCCCCGTTGGTATTCCTGATGTTAGATAGATTCATGCACTGCATGCTTATAGTCTTATTCCGCCGCGTGAATTGATAGAGTAGCGTCTGATTCTGCGCTTTCCGCCTCTGCGCTTGTTGTACTTGGATACTGGCCTACGGGATTTGAAACCCCTACGTCTTGTTGATTTTCTTCTTCTCATGATTTTAGTTATAAAAGTTATAATTCGGCAATATGTCCGAGTTATTTCGTCCTAATCCTTTTGGGATTTTAGGACTATTAAGTTTTGGCGGTTTTCCGCCTTTGAGCCTACCTCTTACGACTTTGAACATATTTCCGGCGCCTTTGACGAGTCCGGCGCCCATGTTTTTCCAGAGGTAGTATTTATTGTCTTTGATTTTGAGGAGCATATTCTGCTCTGCTATTTTTGCGTTATATTTTGCAAGCTGTGTCATTGCTTGCATTTGATCCATCTGTCTTGATCGGTATGTCCATTGCTGATTCATTGCGGCCGCCTTTTTGGAGTGCATGATTTTTTGCATGGATAATTGTGCAGGAGCTTGCTGTTTCCATTTCCAGTTCATGAATCCGGAAGCTATGTCCATTTGTGTACGCCTATAACTTTCGGTTAAGGCTTTTTCTTCAGCAAGTCTGCCTTGCTGTTTCAGAACGTTGTTCTGTTCTTGTAGATTCTGCATTCCGTAATACTGGGATAAGGTTCCCAATGTGTCAGGAATTGGGTTTTTGTGGGAGATTGTGGGAGCTTGATATTTGGGTAATGTAGTGGCATTGCCTGCGGTTCCCTTGCCGTAGATTAATGCCGGGTTAAGACCTGCTTCTTTGAAGCGAGCCATTTGATTCGTGGGTGAGTTGTATTCATTTTGTCGATTCCACGCTTCTAGCTCCTTAGAATATTGATATTCCGCAAGTTTGCGGTTTGCTCTGTTTGCGAGCAGTTGCGCCCCGAAACCGGATGCGCCTTGTATGGCAGCGGTTCCAATTGCCGCTCCAGGCCCAAAGGCCTGCTTTGATGTATTTTCTATGTTCATTGTTATACAAGTTTAAGTATAATTTTTGAGGATTGTCTGGTTCTTCGTGGAGTAGTTGGTGTCATCTGTCCTATATACCATGAACTATGGTATATAGGACAATGACTTTTATGCCCGTAAATGACGGGCATGGTTTGAGCCTTTTTAAGGCTCATTTGGGCTTTCGATAGACTCAGTGGCCTCAGACTCTGTTTTTACCGCTTCGTTGCTTTGCTTGGCGCTCTTTTGGCGTGTCTGGGCTTTCTGAGTTTGTTCTTCAGCCTGTTTGATAGTAGCCGTAGATTCTTCGGCTATTTTGTGGATGTCGACTAGGTCTATGTCGCCATCATGTGTAAACGCGTCGAAATCTTCTTCAGACGCGTAGTAGTCTGGTCGTACTTCGACCAGTGAATTTAAGGGCACTCCGTTGCGTGCCCGTTCAAGTAGTGCAGGGATCGAATAAGATTCTCCCGGCACTGTGAGTGATTCTCCAACTGGCAGTTCCCCATATTCGGGGAGCCATTGGTAGTTTAAGTTTGTTCTGAAACGTGGTTTCTTTATTTGTTTTTTCATAGTTTGATTTTTGTTGTTCGTTATAGCTTCACCAAATTTTCTTGGTGCAGTGGCTCCAAAAAATTCTGGCGAGGCATCCTTCGGGATCTCCGGTGTGCGTCGTGATGAACTATCACTCCTGCCCTGTGACCCGAAGGCAACAGAGAAAGAGTGTTTAGTTGTAAAAGTAGCTGTAACAGTGCAACTACAAAGTAGGCACGTTGTTAGCAGGAATTGGACGAACGGCTTTAACATTGTTATAGATTTGGACGAAGAGTTTATCTTCATCTTCGTCGGTTACTGCGAATATATCTGTTCGTGGGTCTGCCTTTACGAATTGATCATTGAGGACTGGCAGTGCAGTGAATTGGCGACCCATATGCCAGTGGGCAAGAGTTGTCCGAAATTGTCCAGCAATTCGGGAAGGTTTGTATTTATATTCGGCGTAGCGACTTTGATACCCGAACGTGCCTGTCCGTGAGGCTTCGGTTGCAAGAAGATCGAAATAGACTTCTTGGTTTTGTACTTCCTGTTCGCCCAGTTGCGCGAACTCAGGCCAGTAGTAGTCAAATTTATTGAGTTTGAGCCACATGCGGTTTACGCCCTGTGAATAGGCACTTCTGGGTAACGTCGACATGATCCCGATAACGTAACCATGTTCTTTGAAGGAACTTCTGAAACTGTTTTGACCGCCTACGGATATTCCGTGACCTGCCATATTTCCCTGAATTGAGGGATCAACGGTTGTGCTGTCTTGGTTTGTGGCT